GGCATTCCTACCTGGGCAAGTATAATAGATGGAGGATCTTACTAATGTCAAAACCTTCGAGTAGACAAGAATTAATAGATTATTGTTTGAGGCGATTAGGTGCTCCGGTCTTAGAAATTAATTTGGCAGATGAACAAATTGATGATATGGTAGATGATGCTTTGCAATATTTTCAAGAAAGACATTTTGATGGTGTCGAAAGGATGTATTTGAAATACAAAATTACAGAGCAAGATTTAAATAGAGGTAAAGCAAATGGAACCTCTGGAGTAGGAATTGTTACTACAACAGGAACAGCAAATATTTCTGGAATAGGAACTACTACTTTTAATTTTTATGAGAATTCAAATTTTATTCAAGTTCCAGATTCAATTATAGGCATTGAAAAAATATTTAAATTTGATACTAGTTCAATTTCTGCAGGTATGTGGAGTATTAAGTATCAGTTATTTTTAAATGATTTATATTATTTTAACTCTGTTGAACTTTTACAGTACGCTATGGTAAAAACTTATTTGGAAGATATTGATTATTTACTTTTATTGGATACAAATGATGAATTACGTGGTGGTGATAATTTACGTAGATTTGCCGAAGAATATAAAGATAAACCTCCATCTGGTTTCTTAATGGTTCAAGAATGGT